TGAGCATGGGGGCCATGCGCTTGCAAAGTTCCATCATCACGCAATCGGCGAAAGTGCTGGGCATGGCTGTGGTGGCAACGTCGTTCTTGGTGTAAACGATTTTTCCCACGATTCCGGTTGTCTCCAGCCATAAATAAGAACCGAGAAGGCGGAAGGTGTTTTTTCTAACGCCGGTGGAAAGAATGATTTCCTGCAAGCGCAAATAGTCCGATGGGAGAGTGTAGGCGACGGGGAAGTCAGCGGGTTTGTTTGATGGCTGGCTGCTGACGGCAGCAAGAGTGTGCAGGTCCGTGGCAAAGTCCCAACGGTGAAGCATGAGAACGTGCTGCAATGCTTGATCGTAGTGACGGGCGCAAGCAACGTCGCGGATGGTGGTGCCGCCGGTGAAAGGGGTGGCATCTGGTTCGCCGAGAAAGTTCAGGGCGGCATTGCAAAGGGCATCTTTAGTAGCGTAGGCCATAATGTGGTAAAGGAAAACAGGGAGACGCGGTAAAACGTCTCCCTGCTATGAATTCGAACACTTACATTAACACAGGAAGACTTAGCCGACGACGTAGGCGAACAGGATGTCGATGTTCGTTGCGGATAGGCTGGTGGCCGAAGCAATCACGCCGGTAATGCCGCGGCCGCTGGTGAGCTTGACGGGAGTTGTGACCGCGGCGGGGATCGCCGATGTGCAAAACTCCACGATGCCGCCGGAGCTGAGAACCGCTCCGTCACAATAACGGTCGGCATCGGTGCTGTCGCCGATGTCGATTGTCAAGGTGGTGCCGGGGTCGCCGTGACATACAAAACGCGAAAGCTGCGGGAGAATCCGCGCGCCTGCCGGGAGGTCCGGGCAAACGTCGAATGTGTCGTTAGCTGCCATGCCCGTGGTAATCGCCAAAGTGGCGATTGCGTAACGGACATTGCCTTGATACAGCGTGGGGTCAATAAGACCGGCCCCGCCGAGTTTGCCTTCTTTTGCAGCAATATTTGACTGGAAGTTAGCCATAATGTTAGTTCAGTTGATGGTTGGTTGCTGGTGTGGATTAGGATTGATCGGCGGCGATTTGAACTACTCCTTCGTCTTCGATCCGGGTGGCACCAAGGCGGCCTTGGGTCAGGAATTGAAGGGCGTTGGAACGGGTGGGAAGTTTGTCAATGGACATGCTCATGTCTTCCCAGAAGTTCAACTGAACGCAATTGCTAACCCAGATGGGCAGGTAAGCAATCGAGCTGGTGACGGTGACAAGCTCGGTGCGGATGAAGTTGATGCCAAGGTATTCACTGATATGGCCCCGGTTATCCAGCACAGGCGGCATGAAGTCTTTCGACATGAGCTTTCCGGCCAGACCGGAATTTACTTCGCGGAGAAGTGCCTTGGTGGCTTTTGAGTTCACGGCAATGCAGACTTTTGCGCCGGATTCCATTTGATCCTTGCCCCACACTTCTGCAATTTCTAGGATTTCGAGAGCGCGAAGCAGTTTTTCAGTGGTCAGGTTGCAGTTGGCCGGGGATGCGGTGCCGTTGTAGTTCACTGCCACTTTTTGAGCGGCGGGAAGGGCGACGGTGGTAGGGGTCGTGCTGCCTTGGGTGGTCTCGCTGGCATTGCCGAGCATTTGCGCCAGCAAGAGCCGGTCAACAAAGCGGCTGTAAGCGGCGGTGTGTTCACCGGCTGCTTTGCCTCCTGGTGCGACAAGCGGGGCGATGCTGTTGGCATCCCAGCGGCTTTCGTGGGTGGCAAGTTGGTACTCGACTGGATAAACCCAGCGCTGAGTGGAGAGCGATTCGTTGATCGCCACTTCCTTGAAGCGCTGGCCGGTTACGTCTTCGCCTTCCACGATTCCACCGATATCGATGGTCGAGGAGCTGCCGGTGCATCCGGTCTGGATGTTGACCAGGCCGCGAAGCCGTGATTCTTTTTGCTGGATCGCATCGCGCCAGGTGTTGGCGAACATGATGCGGGCGTGATCTGGGATATAAAGGTTGTCAGACATATTGCAGAGTTGTTAGATTGTGATAAAGCGGTTGGCGGTTGATGGAATGGGTAGTTCCGGCAATCGGTGGGCCGCGCTCTGCGGGTCGTTGTCCTGGTCCTGAGTCGTTTTTCTGCGCGGGTCTGGTGACCAGGTGGGCCGCGCTGAATGACGAACGGGGGCATAATTGCAAAAATCCCGCCACTTGTCATGTGGCGGGATTGTCGTGAAATGTTTTTTGCTACGAATTACTTGCTTTGCAGCAGGCGGGCGACGCGGGCGATGGCTTCCTTGTCGCCGGCTTTGTATTTGGATCCCCATTCGGGGTCTTTGCCGTCCATGATGTCTTGGGCGCGTTGGCGGTCGTTGCGGAGATCGCCGTAGCCGGTGGGGCGGCGTGCGCCGTCCTCGTTCATCATCTGGGAAATCTGGTGGAAGATTTTCAATGCGGGGCCGTTGCTGAACAGGGCGATGATGCCGGGGTCTTGGGGATCGATGTTGGCCTTTTCTGCCAATGTGCCGATGGTGTGGCGGATGTTGCCGGCGTTGAGCGTCCATGTCTCGCCGGTGCCAAGCAGGCCGGTGAGGTCGGCGCGGAGTTTTTCCTGTGCGGCGGCTTGTTCCTTGGCGTAGGCTTCGGCGCGGCGGTTCTCGGCGGCAAGCTGGGCATCCGCCAGGGCTTTCAAGGCCGGGGCGGGAACGTGGTGTTTGTGAGCGACTGCGGCAATCTCGGCGGCAATTGATTCATCCCATTCGGCACCGGCGGGGAGGTTTTCCGGCTTGGTGAGGCCGTAGCCTTCCGGGGTGGCGGGGACGTTGGCGAGAACGCGGAATCGTTCGATGTCCTGCGGGGTGCTGTCTTCGGTGGGGTAGGCGGGGCCGGTCTTGCGAAAGTGCAAGTAACTTTTGGCGAGGTCGTCCACCGACTTGAAGTTTTTCAAGGCTTCCGCGTGGGGGGCGAAGTTATCGCCCAGGGCGGAAATCCAGCCATCGGGGAGGTCTTTTTTCCAATCGGTCGGTGCCGGTGCCGGGGTGCCGCTGGCGGGGGCATCGAGCAAGGTTGCTGGTGGGGCCACGGGGGTGGCGGGGGCGGGTTCTGCGGGTGGAGTGTCGAGGAGATCGGGCATGGTTTTGAAGTGGCTAGTGTGAAGTGATCAGTGATCAGTGGTTTGAATCAAATGCAATCGGGCGAAAATGAGTTGGTGCAGCGTTCGATGAAAGCGGGGTCTTTGGCAAAGTTGTTGCGAAAGGATTTCCGCGCCCACAAGTAGCCGTAGTGCATGGTGAATTCTTCATGGGGCATGTAGAGGGCGGCCCACTTCATGAATTCATCACCCATGGCACCCAAGGCGGGGTCTTGGTCGGGGCGCGTGGGTGGGGTGGTGGTGACTTCGCCGGGGGATTCCTCGGGGGTGGTGTGGTTCTGGCGTTCCAGGTAGGCGATGAATTTTTCGTCCACGGTTTCCATGGCGGTTTCGGCCAGGGTGATGCCGGGCTTGGGCTGGAAAATCCATGTGCCTTCCTCAGGGCCGGGGATGAAATTGCCGATGGATTTCTTTTTTCCTTCAAGCTCCTGCCTGACTAAATAACCCGCGCTGTTGGGTGTGAATGAGATTGTCATTTTTTGATGATGGTCGGTGTTTGTTGTTCGTTGGGAATGGATTCTATTTGCTCGAAAATGTAGTGGATGACGGACTTGGCACCGTCGCGGAATGCGGGTTGCCATTGCTCGCTGCCGACAATGAAACACGGGGCATCGATGCGGAACTTTGCGCGGAGGTCGGCTACGACAAGATCGCCATGGGGACCGGCGAAAATGTGCCGGTAGGCTTCCTGCAAATCGCGGGCGGCTTGTTCTGCTTTGGTCACTGTTGTGGGAGCATTTGCGAAAGTTTATCGATGCCCTCGGCACCGCCAAGTTTTCCGGCGGCTCCTGCAAGTTGTTCGGCCTGGGCCATTTGCTGGGCCTGGGCGCGGCCTTGTTGGATGTTGGCGACGGCTTCCGGGGTGCGGATGAGTTTTTCCGGCAGGCCGCTGGCGCGGGCGAGGGTGGGGTAAATTTCCTCGGTGGCGACAGAATCGTAAACCGATGGGTCGATTTGGCCGATGAGGGCGAGCTGTTGCAGGACGTTCGGCAGGCCGTTGACTTGGTTCTGGCTGATGGCGAGGGCCAGCGGGGAAATGTAGGTAACTTCCGGGTCGGGAAGTTCTGGGCCGCTTGGGCCTTGCATGATGACTTCCTGCGGCGGGGTGGGCAATGCGCCGGGCTGACGGGCAAGCAAGGAATACACGCGGAGAATAATGGGGGTGAGAAACTCCACCACGGCGCGCACAAAAATGGGATGAAACAAAGCGCCTTTCTCGCTGACCAACTGCGAGACTTCGTAGGCGGTCATGTTCTTGGTCTTCTCGGTAATCAATTCGAAAAGCTGTACGAAAAATGCGGCTTCGATCGCTTGTTTTTTGCGGTCAAGGCGGGCTTC